TATATGAGCCATTCCATTGGTATGTTGTGCCAAGCAGTCCAAGGTATATCGTGCTTCTCGCACCACTTGGCGTAAGTAGTTTTAGATTTCTTAGAGATCTTGTTATAAGGCGATTGAAAGACCATCCTTATATCTAAGTCTGGGTTCTGTTCTTTAACAGCCTTCATCTTCCTTCTATCCGCTGCATCCCAATACCCTTTGGTTTCTAGGTAGACACCATTGGGTAACAGGAAGTCTGGGGAATAATTGTGTTGTATTTGATATGGAACCTTAGTTGGTTCATACTCATAATCAATACCTAATTCACACAGTAAATCTGAGACCTTCTCTTCAAGCTCTGACCTGAACATTAGAAGTCATCTTCTACTGATGCTGGTGTACCAGCTGCCTCAACATTTGGTTCACCTGCTTTAAAGCCATTGGTCTTACCAAATAATTCAGCAACACTAGCTTGATCTAGGTCTCCTGTATCTACTCCAGCTCCTCCTTGAACCGTCACGATCTGTACTCCAGAGAGCTTCAGAGACGTGCCATATGAGATACCATCTCTTAGTAGGTAAGGCTTCTGAATAAACCCTAGCTTGACCGTAGATCCTGAATAGACAGGAGTATTAGGGTCAGTAATAGGAGTACCTTCTGTATCGACCACTGGTGGTTTTTTATCTTCAGCCCATGAGAATTTAATGATGTATTTTCCATCTGATACCTCCTCCCAAGGCTCTGGCTTTAATGATGATCTCTTAGGGTTCTTGAGCTTAGACTCAGCCCACTTAAGACACTCAGTTCTTTCTTCTTCTAGTTTATCAATCAAGTCTTGACCTACTACAGCTCTTAAGCTATAGCCGTATTGACTTGGTTTCATTACAGCTTGATATCCTTCTAAGACAACTGGCTCAGGGGTGACGTGGATATTTCTCATTACTTAGAAGCCTCGCTAGGTGTTAGTGCTTTAAGCTCTTTAGAAAGTGATTCTTTGAATTCTGTAAGTTCGTTGATACGTGCCTCAACGCTCTTTAATTGGTTCTCTTTAGCTTCTCTCTCTGCCTGTTGTAATCTCTCTTCTGAGACAACAATCACACGTGTGGGAGCAAAAAAGCTATCAAATAATGATGTGTACATTTAACAAAAAAAGTAAGTGGATTCAATTACCTCGGACGGCTTAAGGTCTCCGATAATCGGTGGTTCAGTTTCCGCTCCTATCTGATTAGCGAAATCTGTTAGGTAATCATGTTCTGCGAACAGGTACATGTATTTTTCTCTGACAATTCTGGATAACTCGCTCATGTCTGTAGCTCTACATAAGACACTATCGTGTATGAGAGCTATAGGGTGATTAAAGTCTAAAGTAGCTAGACATAAAAGACTAGCATCTAGAGAGTGGATTAAATTAGGAGCTGTAGCAGCTTTGTGCCTAGCTTTATCAACCTCATCACTGTCTCCTACAGGTACTCGCATATTGCACTGACCTAAGACTTGTAAGGTTATTCTCTCCATCTGAGCTTTATATAAGCTTTGTTTAACTACAAAACCTGATGGGGTTTCCCACTCAAGTTCAGACTCACCTCTCTTTAAAGCTTCACTAACTTTATCCTCTATCCATTTCATAACTGCCATTGGGCCAGGCACAACGGTGTGCATAGAGTCTCTAACGGCATGGACAATTGTTGTTAGTGAATCTTTATCAATCTCTATACCCTTCTCTTTTAAAGCTTCTCTAATGTATGACCTATTTGAAAAAGGTTTTGCATTGTATGGGATTGTCATTACAGTACGCTTAGTACATTTACGATCCCAATGAGGAACTATGTCTTGAGGTATATTTGATTTAGATTTCTCAGCTATTTCTTTATAAGCATCACTTGGCTTATCTGTTGGTATTACGTTAACAAGTTCAGCTGTTGATTTATCTTTAGCGAGACCTGCAAGTATTTGTAGACCACTACATGTAGCGTCTATAGCTATAGGTAGACCAGTACTAATTCGATCTCTCTTTATTACACAGTGGTAGAACTCATCACAACTTGCAGCGAATTGCCATGGCTCCTCAACTCCCTCCCATTCATGAAGGTTACCTATTGGATCAGTTGCAATTCTCTCTATTAACCATTCATTCTCATATGTCCAGCTGAGACGATCATCAAGAGTTTCTTTATCTAAACCATAAGTGGTAGCTACTTGGAATCTTATCCATCTCTCTGCCTCATCATCCATAAAAGATTCTTCATGGAATTTTAAGAGTGATTTACCCCAGTCAGTATCTTGTGGAGTAAGAAATGCAGGTATGGGATAAACCCTTCCACGATAATCAAACGACCAGGGAATGTAGAACTTTTCTTTGTTCTCAAAGCGTTCTATCGTTTCCATTGTCATACGAGTACGACAAGACTTCTTAAACTCTTGAGCTTGTAAGTCGTTTCTTTGCGTCTCCTCTCTCCTGTATTTCTTCCTAGCTTCTTTATTCTCAGCTATATCTACAGGCTTGATTGGATGAGGGTGTTCATAAATAGGTTTGAATTTACCTACTGTTGTACCACTCTTATCAAGTGCTTTTGATACTTTGACGATGAAAGGGTTCAGGGTGTAAGCAACTTTTTGAATCTTGTTTAAGAAAGCAATCGGTCTTTCTCCCTGTATATGTGACGAACCAGATTTACGAACCATGTCGTGACCCTTCATTATCTCGTTAAGCAAGTAACCACCAGGCTTTTCAGTTGTCCAGTCGTTTGGCTCGATAAGCATTGGCCACGCTAAGGGACAAAACAATTCAGCGTTGTACATCACCTGATCCTTAACAGACATGAACAACTCAGTAGGAACTATGTAATTACCCTTGTTTCTTACAGGTACTTTTTCAAACCATCCACTGACATCGCATACACAGCTCAATAGCCAGCCACCAAGTTTAACTCGATTAGCCTTTCCCCATGGTTGCCAGTGAGCTACTTCATAACGATTCATTAATGTCTGAATCTTTTTTATCTTGTAATCAGTACCTGTGGATTTATGCCAGTAATTCTCTTTTAGTACATTTAATAAACCTGGAGCTTCTTTCTCGTAATGCCTCATTTGACATTCCTGCTCAACTCCAGTTCCTATTGCATCACATACATTTGTTAAATGATTACTGTTCTCTCTTATAGAAAAGACTTTATCAATTGTTATCTTGCATGTTATAGCTGCAGCTGCTAATGGTTCTACTTCAGCTAAGTATTGATGAATCTCTTTGAACGATGCACCAACGCATCCTTTATGTATTCGTAAATTTGTTTCCTTAATTCTATCAACAACTAAAGGTAATAATGTATCAATTGTTGTTATCCCATAAATAGAAGCAGAAGCATATTCTTTCTCTTCTAACCTTCTAGTATTCTCTTTTAACCGTTTCAGTCCTTGAGCAATTGCATCACGTTCATGGTTAAGTTGCTCATCAATTTGAGCAGGTGTAGGCATAAAAATAGCGCGGTAGATTGGGTTATTTAATCTATACGTAAGTGGATATTGCTATAAATAAAGATACCCCAAGGCTTTTGACCTTGAGGTACTAACTGCTATACATAAGTGGATTAAAAGACTATGTGGTTTTTAAGTCTGGTGCGTCTACCAATTCCGCCACACTCCCACTGGGATTTGGATCCGCTGTAGATTAGCACCAGTCATAAACATTGCACTTAAAATCCGAAAATGAATAGATTTGTGCCGACTATAGACGCGGCAGAATGTCGATTGTGAAGATTAGAATTCTAACTTCATCGTATGTTTTTGCTGACTTTCACTTGTTGATTTGGCATATCCAAGTGTTGTGGATATAGAACTATGTCCGAGCATATTTTGTACATCAACAGGTGGTGTACCTGATGCCATATGCCACGTACCAAAACAATATCTAAGTGAATGGAAGCAATAACCATCCTCTTCATAACAGCCAATGAAGTGCATACATTTATAGAACGCACGTCTTAATTGGTCATCACCTGTCCATTCATCACCAAAGATCTTTACGTTTGGTTTAACAAACTCAATCCTTGATTTAAGGATAGGTATTAACTGAGGATGAATTGGTATTGACCTTGCCTTACCCCATTTACATTTCTCAAGCATGAGTCTGTTGAGTTCAAAGTTAACCCAACGTGCAGGAAGATTTAATATCTCTGACTGCCTCATACCTGTAAGAGCTGCAAATAAGATGATGTCAGCTAAGTCATCACGTCTCATCTGACTCCTTGCAAAGTCGATCATCTGATGTACTTGCTCCTTAGTGAAGTAAGTACGATTAGAATCACGCTCTCGAAAGCGAGGGAATGGTAGGAAATCTAGAGGTGCATCATGCAGTCTCATTGACTTAGTAAACTTAAGAACAACTGAAACTGCTGATATAAACCTATTGATTGATCCGTGTTGTAACCCTTTATCCTTAAGACGATTAGTTAATGTAACCATTAAAGGATAGTCGATTTGTTTTATAGGGAATGAGAGTCCTTGAAACTCCGTGAACATGCCAGCGTATAAGAGAGCGGACTTCCGTCCGTTTCCATACTTCCAGCTATCACGATTGTTCATCGTAAACTCTAAACAACTTCCCCATGTGAGTGCTTTACTCATAAAGAATTTGTTTAATTTGATTCATAAGATCCTCACCTTTACGGGTGAGTTTGAGGCGTTGCCTCTTTGGTGCTTGTTCTTCTACCTCCTTGATGATTAGGTCAAATCCAGCTTTACCTAAACGATGGTCCTTGCTTAGCTTGTCTGTATTACGTGAGCTACTTGCAGTAGTGAAGTTTAAGTCTTCTTCAAGTGCAGTCTTATGACAATCATTATGTGATCCGATGTAAAACAACGTAGCTAATACTTGAGCTGGTACTTCTCGGTCATACAGACGAATGAGATTAATAACCTTAAGTAGGCGTTCAATCTTGTCGTCTGTTAGTTTCCTCCGAAGGTTTGGCTCCATCGTC